TGCCTGGTACGCTGGCGGTTGCCTGATTCACTTTCTGGTCAATTTGAGCCATCTTCCCAGCCACCTGGCTGGTGAGGCTGTTGGCGGCGCTGACGAGCGCGGCGATTTGGCTTTCTAAACTCATGGGTGGTTACTCCGTGGCCGCGCTGATCGTGGCAGCGCCTTGGTTGAATGCGTCAGTGAGCTGCGCCAGGGCGTTTTCCAGCTCGGTTTTAGTGGCCTTGGCAGCCAGCGCCGTGGTCACCGTGCTGGCAAAATCCGGGTCGTTGTTTAGCGCGTTGGCGAGTTCAACTAGGGTATCCAGCGCCTCCGGCGCGCTGCCGATCAGCGACTGGATGCGCGCCTCGATCTCAGCGGGCGTGAGCGTTTCGGCCTTGTTGGCTTTCAGCGCTAAGCCGTCCGCTAGCTCGGTTTTACTGGCCTTGTTGCGCAGCTTGCCGTCGATCGTGCCCAGCAGGTTGTTCACCGCTGTCAGCATCGTTTCAATCGTGGTGGGTAGTGCCATGGTGGCCTCTATTCCTCGTCAACGCCGATGGCTCCGGCGTGGTATTCAAAAGCGGACTGGAGCGAGCGCGCCAGGGCGTTTACGCTGGCCGCCGCCTCGGTGGCCGCTGCCTGGGCAGTCGCCGCGGCTTGCTGGGATTCATCGGCGGCCCTGCGGGCAAAGGCGGCATCCGCACCTATTTGCTCTACGCGCTGCAGCACGTTATCGCTCAGCGTGCCCGCTGGGCCTTGGTAGCCGAACGTCAGCACCTGCAGGCGTGGCGCGGCTGGTTGTCGAACCTCGACCACCGTATCGCCCAGACGCACGGTGACGATCCGCTCAACCGGCACCGTGACCACCACTCGCTGGCTACTCATTGGCAACACCAGGCGTTAGCGTGGCCTTGCCCCGCAGCAGGCTGTAAACGTCGCCACTGGGGAACGTGATGCGCAGCTCATAGCGGGCGTTTTTCCAGGCGTCCGAGATCTGCTCGGCGGTCTGCTCAGGCGCGACGCGGATGCTGATCGTGCCGGTGGCCACGTCGATCTCGATGCCGCCGTTTTGCGTGGTGCATTCCACCAGGGCGCGGCGGGAATCCTCCGGCACAATCACAAAGCGCGCCGTGCAGCCGGTCATATCAATCGGCGTGCGCGCCTCGTCGTCCGTTGCCCACTCGGTAGAAAACGCCAGCGTGGTGCCCTCGATCAGGGCAAGCGTGGGTGCAGTGGCCATCGTCTCTCCTAGCGCTGTTTTTCCAGCTCCATCACGCGAAACAGCAGGTCGGTCTGGCGTGCCATGTTGCTAATCGTGGCCGCGCCCACCGTGGCTAGCTCTCTGGCCATGAGCAGGTTGACGTTGGGCACGCCCACGTTGACCGTCACGCTCTCGCTGGGCAGCGGCGTCAAATCCAGCGTGAAGCGCTGCAGCCAGTGCGAGTACTGGCTCTTATACGTCAGCGTGGTATTCGGTGCGGAAAACACAGCCAGCAGCGTGCCGCTGGCTAGGTAAAAACCAACTTCGCCAACCTCGTACTCTTTGTCGCTATCAAATCGCGCCGCTAGCCGAATTTGAGTCGGACCAATATCCTCATAGTCGGCAACCAGAACTCGATCACGCTCATTGCGTAGGCGTGTTTGTGAGTGAGAGGGGGTGTACTTTTCAGTGCCCGCCGCGACATGGGTAATCGCGCCTTTTAACCCTTCGTTTTTTGCCGATATCAGCTCAGCCAGACCAGCATTTGTGTATCGCAAGATGCTCATGCGTTAGCCCTCATGATCGGTGAACACCAGCCACGCGGCAGCACCCGCGACACTAAGCGTGGCGGCCGCCGTAGGGCTGGCAGTAATTCTTGATGCCGGATTGGCATCAAACGTAGTGCTGGCAGACTCAGCAACCGCCACCGGGCAAAGCGTGGCGGTCACCGTAGGGCTGGCAAGGATGCGGCCGTCTGGCGAATCATCGCGTGCCATTACCGAGGGATCAGCCGCACCGCTCAGCCCGAAGGCGCTTTCGGCACCGAGTGCCAGCGTCAACGTTAGTTCGTCACGCTCGCTCTTCGCATAGCTCAGGTTTCGGAGCATTTGCTCAGTAATGGCCTGATCAATCGGCGCATTGCCGCGCTTCCAGGCGATCACCTCCAGGTGGTACGGATCCGCGAACTCGGCGTTCGCGTCGTACCACGCGACGACCTCCGCGTCGTAGTCCAGCTCATCCACGGCCAGCACCAGGGCGTGGCGGGTGCCCGCCAAGCGCCGGATCGGCCACACGTTCGCCACGGTGCGGCGCAAAAGCTCGGTCGAGGCGTCCCCATCCCACTCAGCAACGCCGCGATCCTGTGCCAAATACGGCAGCATGGCGGGCGGTGTGCGCTGCGGATCGAGCAGCTCCGGGAACGGCCCTTCAATGCCCTCCAGCATCCCGGCAAACGCACGCTCGAACGCGCGCTCCAGGCGGCTGGCGTTCTCCGGCAGCAGCGAGTACTGGCTCATAACTGGAGCACCTCGATCTCGATGCCGGTGCAGTACGGCGCGGTGAAGTCAGCAGCGGCGAGGCTCTCGGCTGGCATTGCTAGCTCGATGCGCACGGCTCCGGCGTTGTGCAGCTCGGTACCCAGCGCACTGCGCTCGATAAAGCCCTCGATGCGGTGCTGCTCATCAGCGTAGCGCTGCACGTTTTTAATCGCCTGCTGATGCACCACGCTGGGATCCGGCCCACGGTTGATGTAGATCACCGCGCGGCACTGCCAGTTGACGATATCCGCAGCGGTTACGGTTACTTCATCCGTGGCCGGGGCAACGTCATTGCGGGCGAAGTGCGCGCGCGCCTCATCGAGCAGCTCAGCGCTTGGCGTGCCGTTACCCTCGCGGGAGAGTAACGCGACCCGCACTTTGCCGGGCGCGGTGCGTTTACCCACCGCATCTTTCACTTTGCCAGCCAGCGTGCCGCTGGGTAGCCGGTACGTGACCGTGACCACCCCCTCTTCTGGCGTGGCCACGCTGATTTGTGGCCGGGCGCTCAGCGTCATCGCGTGGAACTGATACGCCAGGCGTGGCCCGGCAACGCTGAAACTGTACGGCGCGAGGAAGTAGCGCAGCCGCAGGCTTTCGTCGTCTTCCTTCACCGCCGGTACCGGGGGAAACGCCGATGGGTCGCCTTCGGTGATCGTCTGTCGCTGCAGGCCCAGGTCGGCCACCTTGGCATCCAGGTTGCTGCCCTCGGCCCACCACGCCAGCATTTGCTTGATCTGCTCATTGCGGTGGCGGCGCTCGGTCTGCAGCATCACCGTGGCCACCTCGACCAATTTGGTGAAAACCTCCGGCTCGCTTTCCAACGTAGCGCGAACCTTTTCCGCCATGGCCGGGTCGCTTTCCGCAACGTGGGCAATCGTTACCGCTTTGAACGTTGCGAGCATCTGCTCGAACGGCGGCACCTCGACGATCGCAGGATCCGCGAGGCGGTTTTGTCCGGGTATCAGCATTAGACGCCCACCTCGAATTGCACGCGCTGCCGCTGCCAGGTGCCGTCGAACGCCAGGCGTAGGCCAGTGGCGTGGCGGCTGGCAACGCAGCGCGTGGGTTTAAAGTCGCCGATGTTATTGATCGGCTCGTAAAACGCAGCAATCGCGCGGCTTTGCGCGAGGATCATCACGTCATCGCTGTTCAAGCGGCCCAGCAGCTCAGGCACTCGGCAACCGAAACGGCGGCGGTGTTCGCGGCCACCGATGGGCGTCGTCATCACTTGGGTGATGCGTGACACCAGTTGTGGCCACGCCTCTATCGTGCGGCCGGTTTCTCTGTCCATGCCAATCATACGGGTTCACCTGTCTGCGCTGGCCCTGGCTGGATGCCGTCATGCTTGTGGTCTTCGCCCACGTTCTTGCCGTTGTGATCCAGACCGCTGCCGATCACGCTCACGCCGCTGGCGTCGATACGGATCCCGTTGCCACCCACCATCAGCACGATGGCGTCTCGGTCGTGAACGAGGGACGTTTGTCCGTTCGTCCATTCGTACCGATGTGCCGCAAAATCGTACTGCTGCACCGTGCCGTCCTTGTACGTCCGACGGTGCTGAGTGCCGCTGCTACCTGCAGGCGGGTACGCCGCCGTGGGTATGCCCGGCACCGCGATGCTCTGGCCGCTATCGTTACCGCCGCCATGGTTGATCAGCTCGCAGCCCTCGCCGACTGACGGAGGTCGCCACTCGCTGACTTCACCCGCCGAGGCGCTCGCCCAGCGGATCCACGGCGTGGTGTTGCCGCCGTGCTTCACTTTGCACAGCCCCTTGCCGTAGTCGACAGCCACCACCACGCCCCGCCTGCCCTGATTGCGGGCGCGCCGGTGCAGGTCGTTGACCTCGTTTTCTAGCTGGGCAATGCGGTCGATGTAGGGCGCGAGAGCTTCACGGACAATCAAGTCGATCACGTCTCTCATAAGCACCCTATAACGGTTGGTAACTCGCCTCATCGTTGGGGTCGAGCTCAGGATTGCGGGAAAGCCAGGCAATGCCAGGCGTGCCGCTAACAATTGGATCTTCTTCAGCGAGCGACGGCCCCAAGCCAATACGCTGGCTAAAGCTCACGCCCCACGCGTCATAGCCGTCTGAGCCGTCTTTGAAAAAGCTCGGCTCGGCGCGTAGCTGCTCCGGGCGTTTGATCTGATCGAACGGCAGCCCCCACAGCGCATCCGTAGCTACCCGCTGCACCGCTGCCGAAAGGTTCACGGCCTCCAGCGCCGCGCGGTGGCTGTGCCTACCCACCACGCAGTGGAGGGTAATCGCGTAGTCGTAGCCGTAACGGCCATCCGGCCATCGGTCGGTTGGCGTGGCGCGCTCAAACTCGATCAGCACCTCGCCGTTGATACCGTCGCCGCCGACAACTGCACTGCCGAACTCGTCATAATTGCCGACCCGGATCGCCTGGACCCGGTCGAGCAGCGTGTCGCGTATCGCGTCGAAAAGGTCGCTGGGCTGCTCAAGTGCTCGATAGGACATAACGCGCCTCTTGCTCAAACAGTTCGATAAATCGCGCCTCCACGCGGCGCTCCCAGCGGCGCACCACAGCCTCGCCCAGCTCGGCAATCTCTTCGGTTACGCGTTCAATGGGCAAGCGCTCGCGGCCCTTTCGACGCCACACCATCACTTGCCGACTGCGCATCGGGTTAACGAATGCACCGTCGTAATTTTTGCGACCTACGCGAACGCCGGTCACCGTCTGCCGTGGGCTGCCCAGGTAATGCACGCTCAACGGCGTCAGGCCCACCCACACTTTCACTTCGCCATCGGCGAGGCGAGAATACATGCGAAAGCGTTGACGCAGCGGCCGCTGGACAATGCCCAGCTCCCGGCCCAGCTCACGTACTGAGTGAGTACGCAGCCATTGGCCCGCACCCCGCAGGGCGCGGTTGACGGCGGTGTCGAGCTGTTTACGTGTCGCGTTGATCAGCTCCGGCATGCGGTTCTGCGCGTCTTGCATGCGCAGGCTAATCTCGAAGCCACCGGCCATGCTGTTTCTCCCGCTCGCTGTACGGCACTAGCACCAACGCCACCCGGATCCGCCCCACCGGCAACACCTCAACGGCGGTATAAATCTTGCCGTCGAGATGCACCTGGCGTTGCGGCCAATCCTCTGGCAGCTCACTGCGCGGCACTTGGCAAATCGTCTCGCCCGGCTTCGCCCGCACGCCGCCCTGGTTACGATTGCCGGTGCGTAGCTGGTCAGGCGAGCGCGGCGCGCCCAGCATGCCCGGCACCTCCCGCACATCACCGCCCAGCACCATCTGCAGCTCACACCCGAACTCATCAGGGTCGAAGAACGACCGCCAATCGTCGTCGCCGATCATTACTTAGTGGCCTTGGTCGCCGTTTTTGCAGCCGCCAACTTTTCAGAATCTCCCTCTGACTCTTCTTTGGCATAGCGAGCTTTGCCGAGACTGATTAGCTCAACTGCCTTACTAGGCGAACACGTAAAAGGCTTATCTTTGGCCACAAAATCACCCGCTACGCGAATATCGTCGCTGGCCAGCATCTCGACTGTTTTGGTTTCTTGCGCTGTCATCTCCACACCTCAACGTGTGGGCGTAAAAAAGGGGGCTAACGCCCCCAAATCTGCCCGCTTAAATGGTTATGCCGCTGCTTTAGTGGCCACACAGAAGGACTCAGGGCGGCGAATGTTCGCGTCGATATCCTGGAACACACGGACGATCAGTCCGTCTTGCCCAGCAAGCGCGTAGGGGTCCGGCTTGAGATCGAGAACGCCCCACATACCAATCACCATCTGGCTAAAGTCGCCGAATAGCCAGGTGTCAGGATCCATTTGGTTGGTCGCTTCTGCACGGTAGCCGCCGACACGATTGTTATCCGTCCAGATCTCTTTACCGGTGTTCGGGAACTTCTCGGTCTGCTGTGCAGCACCTCGCTGAATAACATCGGTCAGATATGCCAGCGCACCCTGATCCGCGTTATAGGTCGCGATTTTCGTCACCATGTCGATCAACTTGCCCCAGGTAATACCTCCGGCTGGGTAAGTAATTGCGCCAAGACCTGTTTGGTTAAGCAGGCCAAGCGGCTGGTTGTCGGTGCCGGTGCCCTTCAGCATCGCAAGATCGATGGCCACGCCGATACCGCTGATCAAATCGTCAACGATCATCGCTTCCACTGACTTCGAGGCTTGTTTCCGCAGCTTACGAGTCACCGGGATACCACCAGCGATGGTTTTCGGCTTCATCGACAGCGTGGCCAGGTCGAAGTTAGAGAGCGTCACGTTCTCTTTCTCGCCCAACCAGTAGAAGTTTGATCCGCTCACCTTTTTCGGCAGATCCAGATCGCCTTCCAGACCGTTCAGAATTCGCGCACCAAGCTGAGCGATAACCGTCTTATTACGCAAAATATCGATAAACTGATCGATGCGCAGGTCAGTCGCCACCAGCTCGCCGCCGCGCCCTGGTGTTCCAACTTCCAGGCTACGGCGCATAGCTGCGTCCGGGTGATGAGACATAGAGCGCATCAACACATCGTGAGGAACGAAGAAGCCTCGGGCCTCTTTATTGAGCGCGTCCGCCGTAGCGATCGACATCTCTTTCTCTAAACCCGCTTGGCTCCAATCACCGGTAGCTGCCGCGTTCAAGGCGCGCATTAGCGAGTAATCGCCTGCCTCTTTTTCGCTAACACCTAGCGACGTTGAAGTAATTTGGCGCTGTTGGCCAAACGGCAAATCGGTGCCTTGCTGTCCACCAGGACTGGCTGACTGAGGATTCATGCGCTCCATGATCATTTGGCGCACTTGATCAACGCTGTAGCCTTTCTGGATAGACTCAGTTGCTAGGCTGCGCTGGCCAAAACGCTCGCCCATTTCAGTGATATCGCTTACCCGTTGACGCTCTTGCTTAATGATGTCGTCAGCGCGAGGCTCAGCATGCGTGGTAACGCTGCGTTGCTGTGGCTCAGTTTTGGTTGTGTCGGCACCAGTCGTAGTTTGATCTTCAGGATCCATTCGTCTTTCCTTTACGGTAATAGTGTTTTGACGCTCGTTTAACGAACGGCCGACGCCGACAGTCGGGTCAACCGGTACTGAAACAGAGGAAACCTCGAACGGCTCCCACTTCGTGATGCGATAGGTGTCCACCCCATCGCGCTCAGATTCGAGCACCATTTCGTGGATGAAATAGCGCGTACTGATGTGGCGGCGAATCCCGTCTACTACGTCCTGCCAAACCTTCTCGGCATCCTCACTGCGTGAGAACCGAACGCGGGCACGTAGCTTGCGATCGCCATCTAACCAGGCATCCTCAACCACCCCGATCTGTTGCCAGTCGTTGTGCATATCGAGCAACGGTGCGCCGTTTTTTAGCCGGGTTAAATCAACCGACTCTGGCGAGTGGTCGAGAATCTCCATGCCAAAATAGCGGCGGAACGGGTATTCACTGGAGACCGCGACTTCAACCGTGCGCGCCTCTAGATCGATGCTCTCTTTAATGACCGTGAGGCTACGCGACAGTGGCTCGCCCTGAATTTGGCGAACCACCTCTTTAGGCTGCGTTTTGCTGGTCGCCTTCGTCGTCTTCTTTTTGGCTGCTTGGCTCATTGGGAGAATCCTTAGTGGGGTCGACAGATACAGAAAGGCCCCGCTCTCGCAGGGCCTCCTCTTCGCGGGCCATATCGTCGAAAACCTCATCCGGGTCTTCGCCCGCTTGGCGTATGTAGTAGCTTCTCGTTTTGGTGCGGTTTCTAATCGACTCACTAGCGGCTTTGGCATCTTTCGATGGATCTACCCAATCCCAGCCGCGCGGCTGCCAGTGATAGTTTAAATAACGCTCCATGCTAGAAAACGAGAGCTTCAACTCCCCGTTCAGCATTGACATCTCAAGCCACGCTTCAAATACAAAATCTAGCAACTCGCTAATAGCGAACTGCTGAACAGATTTATAAAAATCGCGGTCATCAAGGTCGCCAGACCTCATAGAAGAGAAGTTAACGCCCTCAAGATCACTTGCTAAGCGGTTATAGCTCGGCCCTAAACCAGCAGCCGTTCCTCTCAAACCTTGCTTTAAAAAAGGCGCAAAATTTGCACTAGGGTGATCACTTTTATAAGGCGTAAACTTTAAGCCATAAGGCAATATTTTTGCCGTGCCCGCTTCTATCTCTTCATCGATTTCAGCGTCTTCTTCATCCTCTCCTGGAGGATCCATCCATTCAGCATCTTGCTCGAAGAAACCGGTTAGCTTCGCACCATGCTCTGCCGCTAAAATCTCATTGCGGCGATATTCATCCAGATGATAAAGCTCAACCATTGCGGCATGCGCCCAGGTAAAGCCTCGCGACTGATGGGGACGCCATGGCTCAAAGGTGTGCAGCAGCTCATTAGCCAATATTCGTAGATGACGCTGTCGCGCAGGTTGCCGGTGCTGCACATCTCCAGGATGGTCAACGGTTAAGTAATAGGCGATAGGGCGCTCCCACTCGTCTACTTCCACACCCATGCGAATGCGATTGCCGTTAGGTAATAAATCGTTGTAGTGAATATCTAAACGATCACATTCTAATATCTGGAGAGCAAACCCCCATTTATTAGGATAACCACGAACCAGCCGCACCATTACTTCGCCGTCTCTGGCGAGTGTTTCTATCCATAAATTAAGAAACGTAACGTAAGAATAACGACCGCTAACGTCGAAATTTCCTTTTTTACAAAACCGCTTCCACGACTTTTCTATTTTTTCGCGGGAACGTTTATCAGGCTTTCCATTAAGCATATTAACTTTTGATTGAAGCTGTATGCCTCTTGGCCCAATAACGTTTTGCTTTAATAGACGATGGAAGCGCTTTATATAAGGGCTGTTAATCGACTGCTCACGCGACCGCTGACGTAGCGTTTCATGATCTCTATAGATGGTCTGGTTAGCATCGCCAGCACTGGTGCGCGTTCCCCACCCTGCTGTAAGACGTGAACGCCGAGCTGCCTGGAAATTGCGTTTCATGCTGGCTGTCGCATACCAAGCAGCGTTAACCGCGCGCTGCAGTAAGCTCGGCTTTTGTCGACCCATCAGCCATATCTCCACTTAACAGTGCCAGCAAAAGGCCCACGGCGCTTAGAACCTTCTGAGCGCACTTCACGCCGGTACCGACGCCGCAGCTCTTCTAACCGCTCAATAGGGATACGGTCTAGCCGCTGGCCGTCGATCTCGTAGCTTTGCTGATCCTTTGGGATACGCTTTTGTAACGCCGCCTCTATCAACTCCAACATCCGGCGAGCGTGGCTACGCAAATCTTGCGCTTCCATCGCTAGCAAATCAGGCTCTATATCAAGGGTGCCCGATTCCAGTGTGTACCGTTGATCCTGACCGTTCTTTACGTAAGCGATCCAGCGATAATGCCCGTCTGGCCACGTTCGCGTTGTTGCGGCAACTTCCTCTACCGTATAGCCACCTGCAGCACCTCCTAACGCTTCAATGTCGATGCTTTTCGGCCCGCGCAGTGCATAGTGCAAAACCCACCCGGCTTCGGCTGGGTATTCAGGCACACTGACGTGCCAGGTGACGCTATCCCCAGCTCTGATTTTCGGTGGTTGCATAATTACGGCCTGCGCTTTTTCACTTTGAAGCGTGCCCGTTTAGGCGGCGCTTTGGGTTGGTTTTCTTGCTCGCTAGACGGCTCTGCGTCAGTTGGCTCGGCTGGTGTGTCGGTATCATCGACTGGCTCACCGCTATCGCCTTTCGCTAAGCGTTTCAGATCGCCCAACGTGAGTGCGCCTCGCTTGCGTCTGTGCAGTTTCGCGCGTAGCGCCATGATGTATTGCATCGCTTCGCAGTCGAGCTTGTGGTTCTCGCCGACCTGCTTATACGTGCCGGTTTCCTCGCTCCACTCTTCACCGACGATCTGTTTGCAGTAGTTGTCGGTAACGTCCGTGGGGAGCAGCCACCAGCCGGGGTAACGATCAGCTTCACCGCTTTGCGCGCGGCTGATGCGGCTATGCACCCACCGTTTTGCCAGCGGCGAATCGAACGCCCAGCGGGCATCGCCGCGCTTGCGCACCTTGCCTTGCTTGTTGACCTCGACCAGCTCTTTCTTGAACGGCTTATCGAGCCGCTCACGGCCACGCAGCGCGATCGCTCGGCCCTTGTGAGCGTTGATGAACTTGTAGACCTGGTCGTCGCGGTAGCCGATGTCGATGCCGGTTTCGTTGATAGGGTGGCCGCCG